CAAGCAGCCCCGTTCCCTCAGCCTGTTTGTGCCACGGGAATCGGCCTACGCCATGGCCCAGTACCTGCTCAATGCCGCCGACGATCCCGAGCGGCAGAAGACCACCAAGCTGTGGGATTACGACAAGAAAGCCGAAGTGGAAGTCGAGGGCTTTTACATCAATGGCAAAGGCCGCCAAGGCAACGACGGCGACTTCGGCACCATCAATCCAGCGGCCACCAAATCACTGAATCAAGGGCTGACCACTCAAGAGTCCAAGGCCGTCTCTGGCGAGATCCCCTTCTGATGACCAGCTCCTGCGACCCCCGCGAGCAGCAAGCCCGCCAGGACCGCCTTGATGCGGCCTACCTCGCCGATGGCCGGGACAATCCCGAGCATCCCCATTACTCCACCTACACGGCCCTGGCCGACACCGACGCCTTCCACACTGATGCAGCCGACGCTTGAAGACCTGCTGGCGCAGTGGTGGCGTGAAAGCTACCCCAACGCCAACCTCAACAACAGCTCTGCGGCCCTGATGGTGGCCTTCACCAGCTGGGTGCTGGAGCGCAAGGCCGAGGAGGAGAAGCAGTGATCCTCTGCGATTTCGAGATCCGCTCTCTCTGTGAGGGCGGCATGGTCGAGGGCTACCTGCCCGAGCTGATCAACCCCGCTTCCCTTGATGTCCGCCTAGCCAGCAACCTGCTGATTGAGGCGGCCAGCAGCCCTGCGCTGGTGCCGTTGGATCTCACCGGCTTTGATCAGGAGCACCCCTTTCCATTGAAGCCAGGCCAGTTTGTCCTGGCCTCCACCATCGAGGTGTTCCATCTGCCCAGCACGCTGGCGGCGCAGTTCATGCTCAAGAGCAGCCGCGCCCGCGAGGGCCTAGAGCATCTGATGGCTGGCTACTGCGACCCCGGCTGGAATGGCTCGCAGCTGACCATGGAGCTGCACAACAGCCGCCAGCTTCACCCCGTTGGCCTTTGGCCGGGGATGCGGATCGGGCAGATGGTGTTCCACCGCATGAGTGCCTCCCCCCTGCGCGATTACGCCCAGACCGGCCGCTACAACAGCCAGCCCCATGTGGGCGCCAGCCTGGGATGAACGCGGGCGAACAGCGCTGCAGCCAATGCCATGGCCGGATGCGCCTGGTGATGCAGGAAGGCACCTATGAGGGCCGCGCCAAACGCCGCCGCCATGAGTGCTACGACTGCCAGCACCGCAGCACCAGCTACCACGTCAGCGAGCAGTTCTTTGCCCAGCTCGTGGCGGCCCATGACATCGTGCAGCGCCTTCAGGGCCACTACTTCGACTATTGCGACCCGGCGGATGACTGATCCGCTGGCAGCAAAGGGGTGGTGGGTGGCTCGGCTCTCGCGCCTGCAGCCTCACCGCTGCCCACCACAGCGGAATGCCTAGTGATCTCGAAAGAAAACTAGGGATTCAGCCTACCAACTTTTTCATCACTGCGACATGTACTCCACGGGCTCTGATCTAGAAGCGGTGGACTGGCTGCTGGACCAGTCCCATGCCTATCCGCTGCTCACCGCTGAACAGGAGATCTTGCTGAGCCGTCACATCAAGGCCTGGCAGGCAGTGCGGGACAAAATCGAGCTGACCAGCCGGGACCGGGCGGCCATCAAGCGGGGCGAGCGGGCGCACCGCAGCTTCTACCTGTGCAACATCCGCTTGGTGGTGCATATTGCCCAGCGCTTCAGCCGGGTCAAGGGCACCCTCGGATTTGAAGATCTGGTGCAGGAAGGCCTATGCGGGCTTGCCACCGCCATTGAGGGCTTTGACGCGGAGCGGGGCTACAAGTTCTCCACCTATGCCTACTGGTGGATCCGGCAAGCCATTGCCCGCTCCATCAGCAACCATTCCCGTGTGATTCGGATCCCGTCAGGCGGCATCGACACGATCCGCAAGGCGATGGACTACATCAAAGAGCAGCAACGAATTCATGGCCGCACCCCGCCCCTGCAGCAGGTGGCGACCGAGTGCAAGACCAACGTGGACTACTTGCGTTCCTATCTGATGCACTACCAGACGCCGATCAGCCTGGATTCCAAGATGCGCGGCGACAAGACCAACGGCATGAGCAGCACCTACCTCGACATGGTGGCCGATACCACGATCAAGGAAGAGCCCTACACCGAGTCCATCGACAACGTGGACGCGATGCTGCCGGTGCTGCTGGAGAAGTTGACCGACACCCAGCGGCTGGTTACGGAGATGCGCTATGGCCTGAATGGCCACCACCCGCACAGTTACGGGAAGATCGCCGAAGTGCTTGGGGTGACACGGCAGCGAGCGCAGCAGATCATGATGCAGGCGGAGAAGAGCCTGCGCCGCAAGCTGGCGGATCACGCAGCGCCTCAAGGCACTCCAACTCTGCAATGCGCCGCGTAGCGCCGCGAATGATCAGATCCTGGTGCAGGTTCAACTGACACAGGCGGATCAGCATGTCTTTGGCCTGCGCTTCGCTGTAGTCCTGCACCGCTCGGCGTTGCCGTTCCAAGCTGAGCAGGTGCTCAGGACCTGGCGCCGGGATCATCCACTCACCCCAGGCCATAGCTGCAACCTAGAAGGTCTGGACTAATTTTCCGTGTCAGAACCCACCATGCGTTTGGTTGAGACTGACAAGGGAATGCACTGGGAAGTGTGTGGGTTGGGGTATTGCCGCTACCACCAACAGCAGTGGCAGGCCGAGGTGTTTTACCAGTACCTGCTGCAGGCCCAAGGCACGGCAGTGAAGGAGGGCTAGGCCGCTGCGGGTGGGTCGTCCTGCTCACGGCTGAGCCAAAGCCGCACGTAGTTCTCGTCGTAGCTGATGGTGGTGATGCCATTGAAGACGGCCATCCAAAAGCGCACGCCGGTGTCACGGCGGGTGACTTCCCACAGGCCGGGCTGAATGCGGCGGGAGATGTTGAGGCCTGTCATGGTTCAGCGATGATGGCCCAACCCGAGCGGGGGCCTTCGACAAGCCACCTAGGCCCCCAGTTCTTGCGGCTGTAGGCAAGTCCCGCGCCACGAGGCCCGATGTAGGTACCCAGTGCAACGGCGGCCTCACCCCAGGGGTCGTTGACGATGGCGGCAGTCGGGGTGAAACCAATCACCGTGAGCCAGTGCCCGCCCCCCTTCGGTGCCGTTGAGGGGCCGTGGTGCAGGAACCCACAGGGGATGGGAACGCCCCGGGCAATCTGCCGCTCCAGATCGGCCCAGTCGGCATTTTGCACAAACCGTGCCGTTATGCCGTAACTGGCCAGCGCTTTGATCTGGGCATTGGCATCGGTGGTGTCGCCGTACTGCTGCACCCTTTTGAGGTATTGGTCATCCGCATTGGGTCCGCCAATACTTCCCGGCCGCAGGTAGGCGGTGAGCATCGCGCAGCTGGAGCTGAAGCACATCCGCTGGGCCTGACCGCTCAATGCCGAATCCCGCTGCGAGAAGTAGGGCACCTTGAGCGGGTTGCCCTTCGGCTGGCCCTGCTGCAGTGGCACTCCGCGGGTGAACAGCGCTACCTCGGCAGCCCGCCGCCGCTCCAATCCCGGCAGCACCGCCTCCCCGGCATGGCACCACTTGGGCAGCTCCTCGCGCACCACCTTGGCCGGATCCTCCCCGGCGAGCAGCCGCTTACGCAGCGTGCTCTCCTCCAGTGCCCCGAGGCCCACGTTGTAGGCAAAGCTCACCAGCGCAGCGATCTGCTCAGGGCGCCACTTCGCCGCCATCGGCAGCAGCTGCAGCACGCCAGGCGCAAACAGGTGCTCGACATCATTGGCCAGCAACTCCTCAGCCATGGCCTGGCTCACCACATCGCCCATCCGCACCGCTGCGTCCATGTAGCGGGTGGTGCCATACCCAATCGTGGGTACCCCCGTGGCATCGCGGTAGGCCTCCAGCCGGCAGCCTTCCCACTCCTTGATCAGTTTCAACGCTGGCCCCAACCAAGCCGGCGGCAAGGATTCCTTGGCCGGCGGATCAGCGCGGTACAGCTCGGCGAACTCCTTGAGCCGCTCAGCCGGCAGCTGTTCTTCCAGCCAGTTCCATGCCGCGAGCTGGTGACTCAGCCCCTTGTAATGCTTGGCCGCATCGGCCAGCTTGATGATGCCCACAACTCAGCGGCGGCGCTTCTTGCTGGTGCTCTTGAACTGGGCGATGCCAGCCAGAGCGCTCAGCACCAGCTGCACCCAACCGTTGGAACGCACACTGGGCATCAGGGACAACAGTTCGCTGCCGGCCAACAGGGCAACGGCAATCCCAGCAAGCTCTTCGGGCGTCATGACTACCGCTCTGACTATTTAGGTTGCCGTTTAGGACTTGGCTTCCAGCGCTGCCAAGCGCTGCTCAATGGACCCGATGCGCGGATACAACTCTTGCCGGTCTTCCTTGATCTCTTGGCGCAACAGGCTCACCTCACCGGCGATGTGCTCTACCGCTGAAGTCAGCCGCACCACGGCTAGGGATGCCTCGCTATCCCGACGAAAGAGGTTGCCAACGCCGCTGGCGGCAATACCGATCCCAGCACCAACGGCGGCAGCAAAAACCTCGATCACTGCAGGGGACGTGGCGCTCTGACTAGGTTGCCGCCTACTGCGGCGGCACCTCTACTTCCGGCTCTGGTTCCGGCAATGGGGTGAGGTCCGGCTCAGGAGCCACGAACACATCCGCCACAGAGTCGTAGGTGTCACCGATGCCGGCGTACTTGCCCCGGAAGTTGGCGTTGTAGCTGGTTTGCACCCAGCGGGTGCCAGCGCCGAACAGCTGCTGCAGAAAGGCAATGCCCAGGGCTTCCTGCTCTTGGCCGTTGTCGTCAGTGATGTCGTCATTGCTCACTACCAGCACGTTGAGCACGACGTTATTGGCGTCAAGTTCTGCGAAGTGTGCCATTAGTTTGGTGTCACCGTGAAGCTGCCTGTCGCTGTGAAAGTGTGGATCTTGTAGTCCAGGCCATCGACGGTGGCGTCGGTAATGGCGCCGCCAGAACACGTGAAATTGCTTGAGGCCAGGTAACGGAGAATGACCAAGCCACTGGAGCCGGCGCCGCCTGAGCGATCCGACAAAGAAGAGGTGTTGGCAGCTCCACCACCGCCTGAACCTTTGTTTGCGCCGGGCGCAGCCAAGCCGGTGCCGGGGGCAGTGGCGCCAGCCCCGCCGACGCCACTGCCGCCTGTTCCAGCAGCGCCGCTAGCTGTGGCGCCACCGCCGCCGCCGCCTGCGACGTATGCGCTGGTGCCGCCGCGGAACTCTGCAATGTCATATCCCGCGGCACCGTTTTGGTTTGTTGCATTAGTCGAGCGCCCACCGCCGCCGCCTGCCCTGAGATCGTTCGTAGCGGTGCCGCTGCCAGCTGCACCGTTATTACCTTGGCCGGTGACGCCAGTGCCACCCGCAAAGTTTTGAAATGCACTTGGCGAGTACTGGTAGCTCACACCACCGCCGCCACTGCCGCCATTGCCGCCAGTGCCGTTAACGATATTTGTGCCGGTCGAATGGCCAGCGCCGCCGCCCGTTGCGGTGTAAGTGAACACACCGCCGGCAATACGGCTCAAGCCGCCAGCAGAAGCGCTGGTCACTGAAGCGGCTCCACCCGCGCCTATGGTGATTGCGTACGTTGCGGCACCAGAAGCCAGCGGGCGTATCGCTGCCAGCTCTATAAGTGCGCCACCCGCGCCGCCACCACCCGCGCAACGCCGGTAGTTGTTTGCATTTTCCCGGGCATAGCCACCTGCACCGCCGCCAGCCAGGATCAACGCATCAATTTCGCCATCAAAGTACGGCGCGGTGGGCCACTGCCCATTCCTGACTGCTTTGATGGCGTCATCCAGCGTCCACACGCCAGAAGCCACCGTCGTGCTCGGCACATTTTCTACGCCGATGTAGCCGCCGTTGCCGCTCATGCTGTCATCTCAAGCGCTGAAACAGTGATCTCAAGGTAGCCGGCGTTTGTGGCAGTGGCCCGCAGCTTTTCGCCTTGCTTGAGAATCAGCTTGTTAGGAATAGCCTCCAGCGTGGCATCTGCTGGCACGGCAATGGTGCTGGCAATCCGCGCGATGGCGTTGTTCGCCGCATCAGTCACGGTTAGCGTGATGTCTGTTGCCGCGGTGGCGTTCACGTTGGCCACCAAGCAACTCAGCACGATGGCCCGGTCTGTGTTGGCAATGTTGGGGCCCTGGTAGATGTCAGTGATGCCTGTAGTTGTCAGGGCAACGGATGCCCGATTGAAAGTTTCAGCCATAATGATTAACCGAGAGCAATAGCAAGAGCAAGTGCTGAGCCTTTAGTTGCATAGGTGGCTGCAGCACTGGTGGTGGAAAGGTAGCCTGACGAGGCTGCTGCCGTCGTCAAGTAAGACGACATCCCGCTAATGGTTTGATATGTCGATGCAGCAGTTGTAACGTCAAGCTTGCCGCTGATGTCAACCTGTGATACCCAGCTAAGCTGTCCAGCGCTATTGGTACTGAGAAGTTGGCCGTTTGAGCCATTACCCGAAGGCAAGGTAAACGTGAAGTTGGTCGAGACTACTGCTGGCGCTTTGATGCCGATGTAGTTACTCTCATCAGCATCGTAAAAGACAGCATCGTTGACAACCTTTGCATTGAGAGCGTCTAAGGTGTCAACGGTGAGCGTAGGAATATTCACGCCCCCTGATGCATCGACGGTGACCCGTGCAAGCCCACCAGCTGCAAGGGCTAGCGACCCTGCCGATGGTGCATAAACTCCGGTTGTTGGCGCTGTGCTGCTGGTGGGGATAAAGCTGGCAGCGGTGCTGGTGCCGGTGGTTACAACGGCCTGGCTGCCAAAGTCCGGGCTGATCTTGGTGCCTGCGATGGCCGCACCAGAGGCCACCTTGGCGTTGGTAATGGCGCCATCGGCAATAGCGCCAATTTCCACAACGCTGGCGGTGCCGTTATCGCGCTTAAGAAAGGCCTTGCCGTCAAACGTGTTGATTGCTATGACGCCAAGAGCCAAATCAGCGGTGGTCGGCACTTTGCCAGCCACTGATGAGCGGATGTGCTTGATAGTTTGTGCCATGTGGCCTCCGTAATGCCTATTTAGGCAGAGTGGTTAAGAGTGGGGGCGGATCAGAAGCTGCCGCCATCCACCGTGTCAACGGCGATGGTGACGTAGCCATTACCGGCATCCTTCGTCCAGCTGAGGCTGCTGTTCAGGCGGATCACACCGTTGGTGCCATCAGTGCCCCAGATGTAACCGGCAGTGCCGCCACTCACAACCGCCACCTTCTCGTCGCTGCTTCCAGCAGGAATGTTGAGGGCCGTCTTGAAGCTGTTAAAGGTGATCTTCTTTTCCTTCTGCCCAGCGCTTTCGCTGGCGTCGTGGATCAGGATCAGGTCAGACGCACCATCGACGCTGGCCAGCGTGGTGAGGTCATCAACAGCAGGCACCACCGGCAGCTTGGTGGTGGCATCGGTAGCAACGTGCAGCGTGCCCCGGTCTGTAGTGACCAGCGGCTCACCCGCCAACATGCCGGTGCTGGGCAGATTGGCCTTGAGGCCGCGCTTGAGTTGAAGGCGTGCCATGAACAGGGGCGCTAGGACGTTGCCCTAGGTTTCCTGCGCTAATTGAAGGTGCCGCCGTCTACGACTGGCGACCAGCTTGAGTCGTAGTTGGCATAGCTGCCTTTGATCAGGATGTTGCCGGGATCGCCGCCCGTAGGCAGCCCACCGGCAACTGACCCGGCAGGGCCTTGCGGGCCTTCGGTGGCCACCTCCACGGTGAGGGGCGTGGTGGCGGTCCTGATCTCAATGACCTGCTCGGCTACCTCGGTGACGACCACCTGGCCGGAGCTGAGCACCTCAACGCTGTTGGCCATGGGTTAGCTCGGTGCGGTGTAGCCCTCGCTGGGCCGGACAATGCCTTCTAGGTAATACTCGCGCAGGCCGGTCTGATTGATCAGCATCACGTCGTACCGCGCCTCTTCCGGCAGGGTGGCCGTGACGGCATAGGGCAGGGTCAGCTTCACGCTGCCGATGCTGGCATTGACAGTGGTGACCGTGAAATCGCCGTACTTGGTGGTGCGCTCTTTGTTCCACACCTGAGCCAGCACCGTCCAACCCGAGACGTTGATGCCAGTGCCACCTGAATCCTTGAACTGAACAGCCAGCTCAAAATCAGCCCGGCGTTGGGGGCGGATGTTGTAGGCAGCGGGTGTGATGGCCATATCCAAGCTTTCCCTGCTCAGCCCACCACCTTGTCGGGGTTGGTCTGGATGTCCACTCGCATCTGGGACCTTGGCCCGACACCTTTGGGCACGGTGACGGAGACAGCATTGCTGCCGGGGTAGGCCCAGATCAACCGGCCCGCCACGTCCTGCATCGCAGCATCCCCGCCCCAGTCCACGAGGTACACCGTCCAGCGGCTGAAGGCTTGCTCTTGGCGGTACTGCCGCACCGGCACTAGCTCAGGCTCGCGCAGGATCACGCACTCCAGCCCCGTCACGGTGGTGCCTGCCGGCAGGCTTTCCCCCACGGCCCGCACGCTGATCGCAGGCGTGCTCATGCCATTGGCCAACAGGTACGAGCCGAGCACATCCACCAGGGTGGTTTCCAGCTCAGTGCGGAGGCTCAGCAGGTTCATGGTTGTAGTTTTCCCCCAGAAGCAACAGCCCTGCTTCCAGCCAGCCGAAGCCCGGCCGCTGGGGCAGCACCAAACGGTGGACTATTAAAGGCCGGTCCAGATCACGCACGGTGATGGTGCCGCTGATCTGCCCTCGCACCAACACAAGGCCGCCTCGGCAGTTGGGACCTTCCCATTGCGGCGCCAAGATCCAGACCGCCTCATCATCGGAGTGCAATGCCCGCAGCTCTGGCGTACGGGTGCCGTCTTTGACCGCCGCCAGCACCTGCGGCCAAGCGGCCAACAGCAGCGGCGGGCAGCGATCCTCATGGCGCAGGTCCAGGGCTACAGCGGCCACCGCCGCACTCAACTGCTGACGATCAGGTTCCTCGTGGCGGAACAGGCAGAAGTCCGTAGTGCCAAAGGGCTTGGGTTGCTTCTTGCTGTCGCGGTTGATATTGGCGGTCAGGGCGACAAGCTGGGCCACGGGCAGCTCGGCTACCGCCGCTTGATCCCGGCGGATGCGTTGCAGCTGGTGCCACATCTGCAGCACTTCCATCCGTAACTCGCGGTGGAAGCTGCTGCGCTGGTACTGGCCGGCATAGCTGTGGAATAGCTCAGCCGCTATGGCGCTCCAGTCCGTTTGGGGCTTTTCCCAGCTGCCGGCTGCGGCTTTCCCAGCTCCTCCTCCGTGACCGCTTCGGGGGTCATGGCTTCGGCAGCCTGCTCGTCCACGATCAACTGCCAGAGGTCGTTGAACAGGGCACGATCCAGCTGCCGGGTGTCGTCCAAGGAGAACTGGGGTAGCTGCAAGCGGGAGCGCACCAGGGCCGTGACGCTGGCCTCCATGTTGCGCTGACCAGCAGCGGCATAAACACGGGCTACCTCTTCAATGCGGGTCGCATGACGCAGCCGGATGGCTGACGCTTGTTCTTCTAGGTCACGACCGGAGATGGCCCCCTCAATGATGGCAAAGGCCTCCGAAAGGCTGATGGACTCCTCTTTGGCGATGGCATCGGCGATCTGGGCACCTTTGACAAAGCTGCTCTGCTCAGCGGCCAGCAGCTCGGCAATCACAGCGCTTTCGCCCACGGTCAGGCCACCCCTCACTTCAATGTCGAGGGTGCCGCAGCGGCTGTTACCAATGCGCCGCGTGGTGGACGGAGTGGGCGGCGTGATGAAGGGCAGCAGCATTACTTTGAAGAGAGAGGCACTTGCTTCAGCAGCTTGGTGTAGGCCGCCTTTTGAAGGTAAGAGTAGCGGCCAGCTTGGGTGAGATTTTTCAGCTGGGCAAGCAATTGCTGATTAGTCATGGCACAAAGTCAGAGGCAGAAAAACCAAGAGCCAGCAGCCGCTGGCGGCAATACCCAGGGTTAGCCCAGTCCCAGACAAGCAAAGGTTGAGGGAAGTCTGCTGCTTCCCAGCCAGCCAACAACTGGGTGGTGCTTGGGTTTGCCCGTAACTGGCTGGAATCCAACCGTGTAAGCAGGGTGGCCGGCTGCACTCTGGTGCTTGGAAATGTCAGAGAGAACTGGTCGGCGGCGGGGTCATAGGTCAAATTAGAGTCAAAGAACAACCGAGGGGCTGACGGTAGATAAGCTTGGCGGATATAGGCATAGGAAAAAGCGTCATCTCGACTGTCAAGAGATCCGTCGTAGCTGGCAAGCAGACTAAAGACAGCCGGCGACCAGCGGCTTGGGGTGTATTCCGTGGCTTCTGTATTTGCAAAACCTCCAGAGTGGTCGGTGCTGTCCAAGTTGCCAATGCCAAACTGGCGCAGCAGGCTCAATGAAACCAATCCGTTATCTGCATACTTCTCGTAGCCAGGCCCGTCACCAAATAACGAGTAGTCATAGACAGCTAGAACATCTGGGTAGTAGATGTTTGTACTTGTCCCTACGGCGAAGCCACCTGCATTGGTGTATCCGGTTCGAGTAACGACGTTACGAATAAAACCACCCGTCAACGTGAGAGTTGGGTTTGGCAACGGTGGGTAGAGATACTCCAACCTTGCCTTGAGGCCAGCTGGTGCCTCAATCTTGCGGACAGCCCTAGGGCCGACCACGCAGCAGAAGACTTGACGCGAGCGAAACGGCGAAGCCTGGCGATACGGCGTCAGTGACTGCTGTATCTCATGGGCATAATGCGCTGCCACAAAGGTGCCATTGACCACTTCGTTGTAGCGATGCGTGAGCGTGCTGATCTGATAGAACTCAGTCCACGAGTGGCTGCGCACTGAGTTGGTTTCCTGCAGTCGGGCATAGATAAAAGTTTCAGGCCCTGCCGGCAGAACAAAAGTGACACCTTGCTCAATATGGGAATAGGTGTAGTCCTCTGTGTAACCGGTAAAAGCAATTGATTGCCCGCCTAGGCCAGATTGGGTGCTGCGATAAAAATCTTCGCTTTCTTCCCAGTCCGCATCTTCTCCGATGCCGTCGTCATTCACGACAAGCCCAGGCGTGTTCAGACCGGATGGGTCATCAATAAAAGAAGAGCTGCCCTGACCACCTTCAAAGTAAACACCTTCGGGTGCGGGCTCCTTGCGGAGGCCGTCAAAAGTGACCGAAGCCTGAAGATCGGCAGACCACACCGTGATGATCTGGTTGTTGCCATCATCAACAAAGCCAAAAGCGGGGAACGATCCTCTTTTAAACGCCGCCAAGTCGCGACGATAAGGCAGTGGGTCAAGTCCCTTACCCTGGGGATCTGCAGACTGTTGCTTGGCTTTGTCATTAGCCAGCTCTTCACGCTGCATTTTTTGGCCCTGCGCCCATCGGGCGGCTTGCTGTTGCTGCTTGGCCTGCGTCAGCAGTTCATCTCCGCCGGTGTTGACGTTGATGAAGGTAGCCATCAGTCGTCCTGCGCCAAGGTGATGGTGTAGCTCTTGGACTGGCCAGCGGCCAGTACGACGGCAGGGCTTTCGGTGGTGATGCTGTGCAGGTACAGCTCAGTGCCGATCTTGAGGCACACGGTGTCGTAGGAGATGCCGCCGCCGGTGCCGGTAAAGGTGGCGGTGATCACAGGCATCTGATAGCGGGCATTGCCAGCGCTATAGCTGCCGGCCGCGAGGGTGCCGGTGACAGCGGCATACCCACCCCCGCTGCACTCGACAGCTTCCCAAGCTGCCGTGGTGGAGTCCACCGTCAAGCTGGTGGTATTGAGGGCCAGGAACACCTTGTAGGTCTTGCCTTCAAAGACAGCCTTGGCCTGGCGCTCCAGTTCTTTGGTGCTGATCGTCAGGGTGATGGCCATGGGGATCAGGCGATGGTGAGCACGCCGGTGCTGGCGTCAAAGTCCACGGCAAAGGATTCACCGGCGGCCAGGGTGATGCTGCTGCCGTAATCCCAGAAGCCGATCAGCTCGTCATTGGTGGCGGTGTCGTTATAGAGCACGGCATAGCGGAAGGGGCCAATGCTGCCGCCGCTGGCCGTCCAAGTGGTGGGATCGCCTAGCACCAGCTTGTAGGTGCCGCTGGTCTGCGCCGAGCTGGTAATCGACGCGGCGCTGCCGCCAGCGGTGTAGCCGTTGCCAGCGGTGATCTCAGTTAGGTTCGCCTTGATGGTGTTGGTGGCCACAGGGGCGGTGTTGCAGAGCAGCACCTTGAGGGTGTCACTGCCGAGATTGTGCGTCTTCTCGGCCAGCGCCTCAACAAACGAGTTGAACTTCTGGAAGGAGGCCACCGGGCACAGGCGTTGTCGCTAGGTTGCCTAGGCCACGTAGCGGTTGGCAGTCAAAGTCCAAGACGTGCCAAGGGCGTTACCGACAAACAACCAACTGCTATCGGCTGCAATCGTGCCTGATGCGTAGCTGGTGGTTTCATTGGCCAGCATGAATAGCCCACTGGTGCGGTTGTGTTCACCAACTCGCACCTCGATCCACTGTTCACCGCTAGGGCGTGGCTCATAGAAGGAAGTCTCAACGACAATAGTGGGCGAACCAGGAGAACCAGAGGTACTTGAAGTGCCCTCAATTCGGATGCGGACTACACGGCTGCCATCACTCAGCGTTTCGTCTCTGCGATACAGGCGCTGCATTGAGTTATCAGCAGAACCCAAATGCAGCTTGGGATAGGGCGGATTTGAAGCAGAGAGGTTGCTGTAAACAGTTGATGGGCTGTTAAACGTCATATAAGTGTTTGAGCCCACGAAGATGTCGCTGTATGGGGAAGAGTCGAGATAGAAGCTGAAGGCCCAGCTTGGGACACTAAAAGCGTCATCGTCCGTAGAGCTGTTCCTCAGCTGGGTCCAGCCGGTGTAGCTGGTGGCGCCCGACCGACCGAGCAAAGGAGCCGCAGTGCCGGTAACGATGGCCAGGTTCTGGCCCAGAGTCGCGGATTGGCCGGTAAGGGCAAAAGAGCCGACTGCGCCTGACACCAGATAGGTCTTGAGTAGCGAGGCGGCAAAACCATCAGCCGTAAACGATCCCACTGACAGGGACCGGTCAACCCCCTTGAAGAAGGTGGCGGCCTGGCCGGTCAAGGCCAAAGCACCGGCGTCGGCTGGCATCGGCGAGCGCTGGACGACGAGCCCAGCGGCTTGGCCGGTGATAGTGAAGCTGCCAGTGTTGGCTCCGATGCCGAAGCTGCGCACGTTGCCCGCGCTCTGACCAGTCACAGCAAAGCTGCCCACATTCCCGGCAACACCCCGCACGTACCGGCCGGTGGAGGCTTGGCCGCTAACGCTCAGCGCACCCGCCGCTGCTGGCAGCACACTGCCCACGGTGTACCTAGTACGGGTCACCAAGGTCACCACCTCGGTACCAACGGAACCGAGCGGATAGGTGTAGTCCACCACCACTGCGGTGGTGCGTGTCACCCCGTCAAACGGCACCAGTTCATTCCAAGGCGGCACCACGGCCGCCACGCTGGCGCTCGGGCCAGGGTTAGGGCCTTCATTACTCCAGCTGCTGCCGTCGTAGACCCAGTAATCCTCAGTGCTGAGGTCTTGGACCCCATCACCAGCCACCGCAGCGGGGAAGGCTGTGTCCAGCTGCGTCTGCGGGGTGCTGCCGATGCTGGCCACCGTGCCGATCACTTCGGTTGGCGTGGTGTCGACCACTGCAGGCAATGCAGGGAACGTGCTGATGCCTGGAGCCACCGGGACCCAACTGGTGCCTGCACCGCCGGCCACTCCCCAGAACAACGCATCAACGCTGGTGACAATGCCCTCACTGGAAAAAGCCCAGTTCAGGCCGTTGGCCCGGTACTGCACCATCAGCGACCCATCGCTGAGGTACAAGGGATCAAATGGTTTAGCCGGCAGCTTGCTGGGGTGCAGCTGCAGGTTCACGCCATTGCGATTGCCTACCAGCAAGCGGTTTTGGATGCGCCCAAAACGCAACGCCTTGGCCCCAGCATTGCCTTTACGGATTGTGCCGTTGCTCAAAAAAGTATCATCGCTCTGATATGGCATAGAAAACGACACAAAGCGATCTGAGTTTGCAGAGCCCATGGCATACGCAATCTGCGTGGTGGATTCGGCAGTCGCACCATTGGGTTGCCCTAGCCGCAATGCCTTAGGTGCCCGCACTTGTCCGGCCGATCCGCCGCGCCCCCGCTGAGTCCGCACCTGAGAGTCCACCATCACCATGACTGACTTGGCTTTGTTTAGCCAAGCGGTCAATTCAGAGGCGAAGCCAAAAGCGTTTGATGTCTGGATATTTGCGGAACCCTGTTGACCGCCAAGAGTTAGCGCCCAGTTCCTGTAAGTTGTGGTAGTAACGCGCTGTCCTTCCACAGCCCGTTCAAAGACTTCACCTGGCTTAAGCTCGATGTACTTAGGCCGGGGCGCATAGATGGTGTCGTACTCTTGTACAACTTGCTCAACAAGCACCGGCGTGCTGTCAAGCAATACAACCTCTGAGCCAAAACTGTTGTAGTAGACAAACTCAAAAGGCAGCCCTCCGGCCCACTTAAAAAAGGGCTCATAGACGCTGGAAGTCTGCTTTGTTAACTGTCCCGTGTTGTCGTATTCATATTCTTCAACACGCTCAATCTCGGCGACGATCTGGCCGTTCGGATTAGTGCCGGCGGTGAGCAGCTGAGCGCAGTAGGAATTGGCCGATTCGGCCTTAATGGTGCGCTGCTTCGTAACCCGTCGAACAACGCTGTCACTCAAGTCAGCACCTTCGGCGCGGGAGCTTGCAATGACACACACCGTGTCATCCCAGCTCATGTCTTTGCCGTAAGTTGTCGTTGTCGTCGAATACGGAATATATGAGTAAAACTGGGAAAGCGCTTGCCCTTGGGCATTGGTATAGCGCACCTCAACTTGCTGGGGGCTGCCCGTTGTTTCCTCAAACTCCCAGTTTCTTTCCTCAGCTTCGGCTAGCTCAAAGCTCTTATCAAGACGCAGAGCTTCGTAACGAACAAAGACGGCATCACCAGGAAGATCGCCTACGCCAATTGAATCAATGTCTACAATGTCATCGGCAGTCAGAACTGGCCCCGTGCCTGATTCAACGGCAAGGTTGCAGACCTGTAGCTTCTCGTTGTGATCAAGGTAGCCAAAATATCCCTCCGACAGCAGCAGGTCACCAAGCACGTTGACATAGCCGGCACTCAAGTCGAACGTGTCGACGTTGAACCTATTTGTCAGGGGTGTGATGGTAGCCGTCAAGCCTAGGCGGCTCAAGCAAGTGGCCATCACTCCACTTGCAGTTACGGGAATAGGAACCGGGCTGTTCGCTGGATATTCGACATAGCCATTCAGGCATTGCTGTTGGCGGCCACTGGTTTCAGCCGCTGCGTCGTCGACGCTAGGTGCAGGCGTGACATTTTGAAGGTAAGTCAGCTTGCAGCCCAGCTCTACCTTGGTGATCTTGCGAAAGGGGTCAGCAAAGCTAGAGAGCACCCTGAGCTTGCGTGGAACCCTTCTTGTTTTTCCGTCTCTTGTGTAGTTAAAAGTGACAACAGAACCAACCGCAGGCGTGAAGATGCCTTTTAGCTCACAACTACCGCGAGTTTTTACAAGGCCACTGCCTTGGATGTAATCATCCCCAATGGTTCCACGGATCAAAGGGCCGAGAGAACAGGTGACTGTGGCGCGGATGTCGATGGTCGCCATTACTTCGCCTGTCCTAGAGAAATAGACACGGTGTAGAGATCAGCGCGAACACCGCCAACGATCTGGGCTTCGGCTGTAGCGCTGGGAGCGCCAAGGGGGAACCATGTGCCTGCTGCAGGTGTAGAGGAAATGATGGACTCGTACCAGCTTTGGATGGCGGCCCAGCCAGCAGCGTTGGTATCACCCTCGATCTGCCGCACCCGAGTAGCGCTCAAAGGCCCTGTGATGTAGGTGGCGCCGCTTGCCGTCAACGCCAAGGAGGGCGTGTCTTGATAGGTTTCCGCCGGCTTGAGCAATTGCAGAGTGGTGCTGCCGAGGGTGTAGGTGCCGAAGTAGAAGCAGGCCGCCCCGAGCAGCTGATCCTTACGCAGGACGGCTAGGGCTTCGGCGGCATGAACCAGCGTCACGGACGCCTGGATGTAGGCCCCGATCTGCTCACCGCTGGGTGGCTCAGAGAACCAGCAGCTGATGCCGCTCCAGCTGACGCCATTAGCACTGCCCGTGAACGAGACGGTGGTGCCAACGCTGTTACTGGTCAGGGTGTCGGGGTCTTGGATACGGGCTGCTTGCCAGGTGTCATAAACACTGAGCAGAGATTGCCACTGAGCTGTGGTCAAAAGGCCACTGATCCGCCAAGTGCGTGCTGTCAGCCCTTGTCGAGCATCACCCTCGTAACCCAACGGCTGTGCCGTCAGAAGAGAGCAGGTAAAAGCGCCGATAGAGAAAGTCATAGCCTTGAGTTGACAGTTTCGACAACATCACCGGACGCAGTGCCTCCGGGAACCTGCACGACCACATTCCAATCTTTTTCTACAAGGGCCTGCTGCGCTTTTGTATTTTCAAGCAAGGCCTTGCCTAGCTCTTGCTCGGAATTGGCAAAGTTTTCTGCAAAGCCAGCCAAAGCAAACAGCTTGTCAGGCGTGGAGATGTCAATACCCTCGCGAATGACGCCTCGATCTACTAAAGGCTGCACTGAGGCACGTGCTCTTGCAATTTGCTCTTGCTGAAGACCCTTGGTCAAGAAATCAAATCCCCCGCGCAAGACGCCTTGCATATTCTTTTGCGCGTCCTTAAGTGCATCTGCCGCGGTTTGTGCGTTTTTGACCAGGCCGGCGCCCGCCTCGGCATAGGCCAAGACCACCTCAGCATTAGCCTGGTTCTGCTTGATTAGGAGGTCGTCAACTGTTTCACTGCTGCGGGTGCCATTCTTGCCATCACCACCAGGCTTGGCCAGTTCACGCTCCAGCGCCAGCTCAGCCTCTTTGGCTTGACGTATCTTGTCTTCTATTGCCAGTTGACTTTGCAGCACTTGCAGAGCTGTGCCTTCAAGGGTTGCCAGCTCCTTGGCTGCAAAGATCCGACTTTCAATCCCTTCAAGCTGCAGGTCGGCGGTTTGCTGCTTGAACAACCCATCAAGAACCTTGCCGGCTGACTGATCAACGCCAGCGGCCAGCTTGTTAGTGAGATCACCGGCCAAGGCCGTAACCTTCTGCTCTTCAACCTGAAGGTTGACGGGCACCTCAATGGGCTTGGCATTGACAGCGCTGCCGATGTCTTTTAGCCCAGCATCTACCTGTGAGCGAGCCTCGCCGGAGAGGATGCCGCCAAAGCGGGCCGGGGCGGTGATGATCTTGACCAAGCCGCTAGCGGTCAACGCGGCCTGCCGCAAGCGCAGCTCCAGCTGGACGATGGAATCAATCAGCCCTTGCGGATTTGCCTCTAGCCCTTCATTGATGCTGCCGATGCCCTCAATGATCGGGGTGATGGCCGTGTTCAGGAGCGATTCAAACGCCAGCGCCAGGGCTTCCACCACCCGTGGGTTCTTCTCCAGCAGCTCCGCAAAGCGCTGGGCCTCTTTGGTGAGCGGGCTGAAAAATTGCGTGATGCTTTCTAGGGAGGGGAACAGACGATCAAAGGCCTGGTTGATCACGTCAAAGGCCGCCGACAGGGCCGGTGTGATGGATTGGGCAAAGCCCAGGAACACCTGCTGCACGTTGTCGCCGATGTTGGCGAACTTGACGCTGACCGACTGACCCGCACCTTCCAAGGCGGCCATGCTGCCGGTGGCCAGCACGATGGCCTGGTTCACGTCGTTGATGCTGATCTTGCCCTTGCTCATCGCATCCTGCAGGGCTTGACCTGACAGGCCGGTGACCTTGGCCAGCTGGCTGTTGAGGTCGATCCCTGCCTCAAGGAACTGCAGGTTTTCCTCCCCCTGCAGCCGGCCCTTGGCAAACACTTGGGCGTAGATCAGACCTACACGGTCCAGGCTCTGGCCGGACTGGGCCGCCAAGGCGCCAATGCGGTTGATAGTGCCACCGAGGTTCTCGGCCTCCACGCCCACGGCAAGGAAACGCTGAGCGGCGCCAAGCAGCTCGTCGTTCTTGAACGGGGTGGCCTTGGACAGGGTGAAGAGTTCCTGCCGCAAGGCGGCGGCAGCCGAGGCAGATCCAGTGAGGCCGGTAAAGGCAGCGGTCAGCTTCTGGGCATCACCCGCCGCTTGCACCACCGCAAAGCCAATGGCCCCCACAGCCACGGCCACACCAGCAGCCGCCAGCGCACCAGAGGCCAGTCCACCCTTGAGCGCCCCTAGCTCAGCACCAACATCACCAAACAGGCCACCACCTTTGACCTGCAGGCTGCGGTTGATCTGGGTGCCGGTCTGCTCTGCCAGCCGCTTGGATTGATCGAGCCCTGCCTTGTACTGCCGATCATCAACGGCAAGAGTGAGTACCGCTTGACCTAGCGCCTCCGCCACTCCTGCAACCCATGTCGTCCACTAAGTTGCCGGTGGGAAACTAGGGAATGACAAGCGCCCTTGCTGCCCTCGCCAACGCCACCGCAGTCTTCAGCCTGCCGACCGTTGGCACCTACACCGATCCCGTGACAGGCAACGTGGTGCCTGCCAGCGAGACGGTCACCGTCAACCTGTACCTGCGCCAAGGCACCAACCGCAGCAGCGATCTGCCGGGTGTGGATGCGGAGGTGGAGGTGTTTGAGGGGTACGCGATCAACCCGCAGGCCTTGGACGCCCGCATTAAGCCAGGGGTGACCGGCACCTTGAACTTTGCCGGCCAGGCCAGCGTGCCCTTTGAAGTGCTCCAGGGGCGTTACCCCTACGGCAGCACCGGCCTGCTCGGCAGCACCATCCAGTCCGTCCTCGGCGACAAGATCCGCTTGGCCCGCTACACCCAGCTCTGATGGCCGTCCAGGTCCGCTCCACCTTCAAGCTCACCGGCTGGAATGCCAACCAACTCAAGCTGCGGGTGCCGGTGATCCTGACCGGCTACGGCAAGGTCATCGATCAGCAGCTCAAAGAAGAGATCCAGCTGGTGCAGTTCCCCTGGCCGCGCAAGACGTACCGCAAGAACGGGACCATTGAAACCTCGCCACGGGACATCGTGGACACCGGCCGGTTCCTGCGCTCTCAGCGGCGGGATCGCCCCAGTGCCACTGAGCTGCGCTTCACTTGGGACACGCCCTACTCAGCGTTGATCCTCACGGGCTACACCACCTCACGGGGCACGGTGGTACCGGGCCGCAACTGGATCAAGCCCGCGTTGGACAACCAACCGATGGAGCGCTTCTTTGCAGCGGAGTGGGCCAAGCTGTCAGGCAACAACCTCTAGGCATGAAAAAGCGGCGGGTCCGCAAACCCACCGCCTTGAGCCTCTCCGCTCTAGTTAGCCTCAGGCATTCGTCTCAGCAGTCCAGGCATAGGCGCCGTAACCCGTCAGGGTGAAGCTCACCTGGCTGACGTTGCCGGCCTGGATGTCCTCTGAGAAGTCGGTCACGAAGGCCACGCCGGCGTGCTTCTCGGGGTTGCCGGTGGCACTCATCTCAGGAGACTCGCGGTACCACTCCACGGTCACGCCGCTGGCGGCATCCAGAGATGCTTGTTTCAAAACAAGGTACCCGGGGTCTACAAGCGAAAGATTCATCTTGGCCGGAATGCGGTAGCTCTGCCCCGTCACCAGGCTGGCCTTGAAACCCTGGGTGGAGCCGTAGTCGAGCACGTCCGTGGTGTCAGACGAGCCCTGGATGCCGGCGTTGGTGAGGCTGAGAACCTCGGTCATGCCGGTGCTGGTTGTCGGCACGGTGGAGGCGGTGGTGCCAGCCTTCACGTAGAAGCGATAGCCCAGCGCCGCAAAGAAGGCACCTGTAGCCATGGTCAGTTCCTTTGGCGTGTGCTTTAAGTTGCCGTTTAGGCCGCCAGCCGCTCCTCTTCAGCCTCCAGCACTTCCCACGGGGTCGCATACGGCGACACGTGCAGATCAAAGCCTTTGACATCGTGCGCCACACCGGATGTGGCCACCAGCGCATCCTTCAGGTCCGTCTTGCTGCAGCCCAGCTCTTGGCATACCGCTGCAGTGCTCCAGCCCAGATCCAAGAGCTTGCGGGCCTGATTGCCCAGCAACCGCACCTGATGCGGGGCCTTGATGCTCCAGTTGTTGCTGCGCAGGTAGTGCAGCACCTCCCCTTGGGCATACGGCCAGAAGATGGTGCTTAGCTTCCCCCGCTCGGGATCCCAGGCCCTGCAGGCCCGCAGGAAGCCGATGTCCACGCAGGAATCAATATCCTCCACGGCCATGCAGTGCCGGTACTTACTGGCCAGCTTGTTGCAGAAGAACTTGATCAGGCCGATGTTGTCCACATACATCTGGCCAAAGCGCCGCTGCTCTTCACGGCTGAGCGGTTGGGCCAAACGATCCCCACTGCGCTTCTTGGGTTCAGGGCCTGTCGCTACCCCGAACAGCTCAAGTTGATCAGTGAGTAGTGCCATTGTGTATTTTAACTTCGCTGCACCCGAAGCATTCCGTAAGCGGAAGCTGCGGTGGATAGGCACAAACAACCGAGCACCTGCGAGAGGTGCGGCACCACGTTGAGAGCGTTTTTGCTCTCGGCCTGCTGGGTGCTGTTGAACTCCACGCTGATCACATCGACGCTGGCCCGCTTGAGGTTGGCGTTCGGGATGCCAGGGATCAGCTCAGCGCTACCGCTGCCGGCGCCAGCCAGGGCGGTGCTGTCCGCCAGCAGAGCCTCAGCCAGATCAAAGGTGGCCTGCTTGATCGGCTGCGGGATCTCGCTGCTGGTGAAGATCCAGTCTCCGCATTCCGCCTCACTGCGGGGCCAGAGCAGGCTTTGCGTGCTGGAGGCCTTGGTGCCGACGTAGGCCAACTCATCGAGATAGCGGGTGGCCATGATCAAGGCCCGGCCCTTGTTATCCGTTGAGGCCGATGCCCAGCTCAGGGTGCCGAGGTACAGGTTGGCCAGATCGTCTGCAGCTGCCACCGACAGGTAGCTGTTGGCATTGCTGGCGCCAGCGGTAGCAACAACGGTGACGGGCATGGCAAGGCACTCTTGCCCTTAAGTTGCCGGCCTAGGTCTTGGGTGCTTGCCAGAGCTTGACGGCCTTATCGAAGCCGATCTCACCGTCTACGAGGCGCTGGCCGAGCTTCTTGCCAAAGATGGATTGGGCTGTGGCGGGGTTATCCACCACCCAGCGCTTGGCGGCCACCTTGAAGTCCAGGGCTTCCTGGTCGCCGTCACCATCGGCGGGGCGCTTGGGAGCCACGGATCGCCCTGAGGGATCGGTCATGTCCTCGTTGCGCCACTTCCAAGGCACGAGGTAACAGCGGCAATTCGGGTGGGGTGACACCTTGCGGTAGTCGGCAGGAAACCGCTTGCCGTCCAACTTCAGGCAGATGGGGCAGACCGCCGAATCCAACGTGGCCGTCCAGACCAGACCATCGGCGCCCAGCCAGTCGGGGTCGGCCTCGAACTCATAGATGGCCTGCTGGGCAGCATTGCCCACTTCATGCACGCCGGTGCGGATGATCGCCTCGACGTTGTTGGCCGTGGTGCGCACCACCGCATCCTCATAGGTGGCAAACACCTCGCCGCCCAGATCCGACAGGCCGAGGCGAATGAAGCGCTCCACCCGGTCCGCCACCGTGGCCGGCAGCGTCTGCGTCAGCTGCGTGCTCAGGGTCTTACCGCCCACCACAGCCGCGTTCACGATGCCCTGCACCTGGGCCGCATTGGCCGTCAAGCCCACAGGGGCGCTCAGGTCGCCACCGGCCATGGTGACCATGCGCCGCGCAAACTTCAGCTGCTGTTCCACAAACGGGGCCAGCGCTTCCTGCATGGCGGCCAGCTGGGGGACACCAAAGCTGTCCTGCACGCTCTTGGCTACCGCTGCGGTGATGGACTGAATGGTGCGCTCTCGGTTGGGGCCAACGGCCAACACACCGGACTGCCCCACCACCCGCTCGACTGCGGCCAGCGTGGTGCGGAGATCGCGCAGGGCTTGACGGATCAGGCGGTCTTCCAGCTGCTTTTCCTTGAGGGCATTGCGCAGGAATGCCTCAATCTGCTGCGAGAGATCAGCCACGGCCCTGGCCTCGGCTCAGCTTGCGGCCAGGCTTCGGGCGGCTGTGCTGACCTTGACCCTGGCGGGTGCGCTTGGGGGGTGATTGCTTGAAAAGGCGGGTGCCAAGACCCGCCTTGGCCTTAACAGCCATCAGACCTTGTATGCCACGACCTTGCCACTGGTGAGTGTCACCGAGGTAAACACGCCATCAATGGAGCCACCAGCAGGCAAAGGAACAGCCGTGAAGCTGTTGCCACTGCCGTTTTCCACCGTGGCAGCACTGATCACCGAGGCTTCCAGGGCATAGAGCCGAAAGAAGCGGCCGGTGTGGGCCGTGGTGTCAGTGATCAGCTCAAACCCTGCACCTGAGGCGGTGCTGGCTTGCTCTGTTGCCGGGAAGACAGCCATCAGCCCTCAGCCTCCGCTGTGGGTAGGTTGCCGGTCTTCTTGCGGCCCTTTTTGGGATCAGGTGCAGACACGCTGCAGGCCTGTTGTTCTGGCTCCGTAGAAAGAGAGGCCGCCGCCGAAGCAGCAGCCTCTTCCTCACGACGGACCAGATTGAATCCGGTCAGTCCCATGGTTCAACCTCAGTCGAAGTTGGAGGTAACTGTGCCGCGCACGATGCCAATGTTCTTGGTTTCGTACACCTTGGCCCAGTTGGTGATGGTGGCCAGGGTGGCCTGGCTGGGGTTGGCACCACCGGCGGTCTGGTACTGCGAACCCATGGGGTGGTAGCAGTTGTGCCAGGACACGGCCATGTAGTCAGCCAGCGCCAGGATGTCGCGGTCCACTTCGGTCTTCAGACCCTGCTGCTCGCCAGAGGCGACAGCGCCGGGGGTGAAGAAGTAGGTGGCGTACTTCTTGGAAGAGCCAGCACCACTGGTTTGCACGTCATCGGAAACGATGACCCGCATACCCATGTAGAAGGGCACGCTGTCGTCAGCGGTGTAGGCCCCTGCAACGCTGCCGCCGAAGGCATCCTCTGCCGTGCCCAGAGCTGTGGCGCGAGCCTCAGCAGCGGTCACGTAGTCGATGGCGCGGCGCTCCACCAGGTCGTAGTAGACGGCCGAGTGGACGCAGATGGCGGAGAGCTTGTCACCCTGATCGCCCAGCAGCGCACGGGCCTTGGCCACGTGACGAGGGGTCAGCGGGGTTTCATTTGAGCCACCGGCATCAAAGGTGAGGTCGATGAAGGCGGCGCCGGTGTTGACGGAACCGACAGGACCGAACACACCAGCCAGGGTGGCCAGGAAGTCCTTTTGCTGTTGGTGAGCGATGTAGGAGGCCACCTTGTTGCCGATGGCACCCATTGGGTCATCACCAGCGGCGAGCTTGGCGAGTTCCCGAACGCCCCAGGCACGGCCGCGATGCAGGATCACACCACGCTGCTTGTCGGCAGTGATGTTGCCAGGGGTGAGGGAGCCAGAGTCGCTGAGCACTTCAGCGTCACCGGCCAGGTTTGCATCCCAGAAGGGGACGTTCACATAGTCACCGCCTTCAGCAGCATCGAGAGCCGCGAGGGGCTGGACGACACCGGAAGCGATGAAGGCATTACGCCGGGTGGTGGCTTCTTCGAGATAGGGGGTAAAAATCTCGGGGATGACCACATCGGACCGCACAGTGGCAGCCATGGTGTTCTCCTTAAAAAGGTTTGCTGTTTGCGGCCACAGGCCAATGGGTCAGCACAGCCTTCCCTCTTGCCTGTAAGTATGCCGCGAGTGGTTACTTACCGGCTGCAGCTTTCAGGCGTGCGTACAGTTCGGGGTCGGTTTTGTAGATGCGTGCTTGCTCGGTGAGGTTGTAGGACTCAGCGGCAAAGGGATTCTTGGTGCCGGCAGGTAGCTCGCCAGAAGCTGCGCGGCCTACAGGGGCGCCGGTGCCTTGGGGCTTGGGTGCTTTGAGGCGGTACTGGGGGAGGCTGGACTTAGCCCAGTCGTGGATGGGTGTGCGCTGGTAGCCATCGACGACCACCACGGTGCCGTCAGCATCGCGTTCAATCTGCTCAGGCTTGAGGCGCAGGCGGATCACTTCATCCGGGTCGTGGACGGTATCGGCCAGGGCGGCCACTGCTGGACCGATCAGCTTGAGTTCGCGGTTCTCTGCTTCCAGGGCCTCCAGCCGTTGCTGCAGGGTTGCTTCCCGCTCGCGGTACTGCTGCTCCAGCTTTTGGCGGGCCTCGGAGTAATTGCCCTGTTGTTCCAGCTCGGCCTGCTCGGCCCGTTGCTTGAACTCCAGCAGAGCCTTGACATCAGTGCCATCGGGCAGATCGGACGCCATCTGCTCGTACTTGCGCAGCTTTCGCTTTTCTTCCAGCAGTTCCTTGTTCTTGCTGCGCAGCAGGTTCAGCTCAGCTTCTAGGGCTGAGGGATCGGGAGCGGATGAAGACTGCTCCACAGGAGCGTTGTCGTTGTCGGGCATGTAGACCCACAGGGTCGAGATTGCGGGTTAGTTTGCCGGCCGATTGATGACGGTTTTGACGGTTCCATCAGCCTTGAAGGCGATGACCTTGTGGAGACGAGGCTCGCTGCCCTTGGGCTGGAGCAGGCGACCAACAGCGGTGACTTCAGGCTTCTGCATCGTCTTCGGTGTCATCGGTGAATAGGTCAAAGGCAAGGCGCTGCTGGGTGATCTGCAAAGCACCGATCAATTCAACAGCTGTCAACTCTTCACAGTTTGCAGTGATCAGCTCGTCAAGAGCTTCGAGAAAAGCTTCCATGGGGGCAGGTAACTGCCCCGTAAGTCTATGAGGGGCTAAGGCTTGCGCTTTCTCCGATTAAAGCGAATGAGCGATGCGGCGGCATCTCTCTGAAGCATCTGCTCACCCTTGTTTCGCGTCCTGCCAGTAGACGCTCTTTGCGACTTAGGCAAGGGCTTGGACATGCTCTTATTAAGCCCCGCGACCAACTCGGCACGCGGGTATTGCCGATTCGGATCACGCTTGCCAACTGCTCGACTTGAAAGAGAGGACTGAGCCAACAAGGCAACCGCAGATGACCGAGCCGATTTGGCGTCAGACCCTCCAGCAGCCCTTTTTGCGTTGGCGGTGACCCTACCTAGTACACGCTCGGCTTTTGAGGCCGCAGGCTTCGCGGCAGCAGCAATCCGTGCCTGCTTGTTGGCCTCACGCTTGGCCAGCCTTGCCTGTTCGTATTGACGATTCCGCGCTGCCACACCAATGGAGGTGCTGGCTGTACCTCGTCGGGGGCGAGCATTGAAGTTCTGCTTCATCCCCTCGGCACCACGAACCAATGTCCGACCTGTCTTGTCAGTTCTGTCCTTGGTGAGCCCTTGGTAGAACTGCTCAGCCTTAACTCTTGTTGCATAGGCCCTGTAGACCTTCTTATCTGCTTTCGACTTGATTGGGTTGCCAACTTCTTTGCTGGCCCGGACAAGGCCGGCATTTTTAGCCCTGGATGCGCGACGCTGCCAAGCCGCCTGATCAAAGGAGACCTTGCTCGCTGCAGGCTTGGCCGCAGGCTTAGCAGCTGCAGGCTTCAACGTGTTGTCCTTGATCTTCTTGGTCCGTTTGCGCAAAGCTTCAGGATCGCTTGTCTTCGTCAGGCGTGCCTTTGTCTTTTGCTTTGGATCAACCTTGCCCTTGTAAATATCCCCTGCCCTTTTGGCAACAGAGGCACTGCGCGAAGCCTTGCTGTTGGGGCCATCGCCTTCACGCGCCATAGCTGCATTCAGGTTGCGATTGGCACGCTGACTGCGAGCAGCTTGAGCCACAGCCGCTGGGCTTGGCGCCGGCTTGGTCCGGTCACGCATTCCAACAACCTGGCCCTTGCCATTGGTTGTGGGCGTGTACCTGCCACCAGCAGTCTTGCTAGCAGCAGGCTTTGCTCCCTTGGGCTTTCCAACGGTGCCTGCAGGCTTGCCGCCAGCAATCCCCTTGGTCTGCGCTGCTCGCTTATTGCCGCTGGCGGTCTTCAACCGGCCGCCACGAGCCGTAGCACCAGTGCTGGAAAACCGACCACGGTTGTCCCTCGTATAACGACGAGCCACGGCGCTACAGCAGATCTACTGCCCTAGCTTTCCTGGTTCTCTTGACTACTGGCCTGGGTTTTTACGGCGACGAAGACGATGATTGCGACGCGCCTCAAGCAAATCCGCACGGCTCTTACGACGGAATGCAGCGAACTCTCCTGATGGCGCATCGACCCACACATTACGCGCTCTAACCCCACTCACTCGACTCCGCGCCGAGCCTCGAATGATGGCCCGCCTTGCCTGAGTTCGTGAAGCCGATCCCATCATCCCGTTTCCGCCGAACACATCAACCACAGCGCCTTTTGACTGCTCCTTCGCCACGCCAGCAAAGGCTTTGTCAACGCGAGCAAGACCTCTCCCCTTAACGGTCGTGCCGATTGCGCCCCTGGGTATTGATGTGACCCGATTTCCAGGCGACTCGTTCATCCTTTCTGGCCTGGCTCCTAAGCGCCGCGCCTTCTCTTTGGGGCTTAGTGCAGGGCGAGAAGCTTTAGGTGCGGGATCAGGCTTTGTCGAGCGTTTTTTGCCAATCGTTCCCTTTGGTTGAACGCCTTCAAGGCGCCCTGCAACAGTCGCCCGCTTGTTCCCTGCAGCAGTCCTCAGCCTTCCACCACGAGCCGTCGCGCCAGTTCCAGAAGACGCAAAGCGCCCACGATTGTCTCGTGCGTAGCGGCGTGCCATCAGCCAGACCCTTTAGGCCTAGCTTTCCGATGCCCCAGGCAGTTGCTGCAGGTTGTTGTCCAGCTGCTCTTCCTGTGCCGTCAGCCGTGACGACTGCTGCGCAGCGGTGGCCTCCAGCTCAGCATCCACGTTGAAGTCGTCGTAAAGCCACTCCCCATCGGCCAGCTGGATCAGCAGGGTTTCCTGGGTGATATCGCCATTGATCCGCAGCTTGATCAATTCCGCCACGTGGGCAGGCTCCAGAGTGCGGGCCACAAAGTCGTTGTTCACCATGCTGCTGCCGGCGGTGGGCAGGTTCAGGAACTTGGCGTGGAACTGCAGGCAGGTGTCTACGAGGTTCTGCAGGCCCATGGCCACAGCTTGCAGGGCGGCATCCCCTTGGCTGCGGTCGATGGACTTGGATTCAGCCGCTTGGTTGGTCATGTTCTGCCCCAACACAGCAGCTAGGCCCAGCTCGGCGATCTGCTTCTCAATGCGGTCCAGCTCGGTGAAGCGGGCCTGGTAGCTGGTGCCGGTGGGCTCGGCGAACTCAGCGCGAGCATCCACAGGGAAGGCCATGGCCGAGCTGGGGCCAGCGTCCAGCTCGTCTACCTCGGCAGGCACCCCAAAGAGGTTGTACCTGGGGACAGCAGCGACGTGGAGGATGTTGGCCTGATCGGATTCACAGCGGAACGCTTTGAGGTTGAGCCAGGCCACCTCCTCTAGGGGCGGGGTGGATTCGAGGATGCCGGTGCGGTTGGCATAGGCCACCGCAAAGGGGATCTCGTCGAGGGTGGTGGTTCCCTCGCTGATCAGTTCCCAGTCGCGGTTTTTGGAAGCTTGCTTGCGGTAGAGCTTGAAAGCACCGGGCTCTAGGACGCGGACCTGCTCGACGAGTTCCTCGCCGAAGTCGCCATAGGGGACCACCACCTGCTCATGCAGGCGCAGCTGGGTGAGTTTCTGACTGCCGTTCACCACGTCGGTGCGCCAGCCGAGGATGTCCCGAGGGGTGTAGCTGACCCAATAGGGGCGGTTGAACTCAGTAACAGGGGTGTTGTCACCCTCGTCGCCACGGGGGAAGTCCACCAGCACGCCCACGTGCCCGTAGCGGATGGCCTTACGGGCCAGCTCTTGCAGGTACACGTTCAGATCAGAGCCGGAGAGGTCTACGTCGTAGAGCTGCTCTTGGATCGGATCGGGTACGTTATCAAGCCGTACCGGCTTGCGGCACAGCATCCCGGCCAGCATCTGCTCTAGGCGCAGCATGTAGGGCGGGCAGACGGTGCGCTCTAGGCGGGCCTTGTAGCTCTCGTCGTCTTCCTTGGGCTCTTGGGGCAGGTAGCGCTTGCCGGCCGCCTGCATCCCAAGGGTGCCTAGGGAGAGCTGTTCAATGAGTCGCCAGCGTGGTTCCATGCGCTGCCAGGCGATGCCGGGATCATGAACCTGCAGATCCCTGAGGGTGGTCAGGGCCAGGTTCAGATTGGTGGTAGCAGCGAGATTATGCACGTCTGGTGTTTAGGCCTAGGTTTCCGTGATCAGTAGAGGCGCACCCCACGCACCGCCTTGCCTGTGGTGCTCTTCCAGGGATGCACCGGGTCAAACACACCGATCACTCCATAGGACAAGGCATCCCAGCCGTGATCCCAGCCGCCATCCTTGTCGGGCATGTTGGTGCCCTCCTTGAAGGTCAGGTTGCGCAGGCTCTTGATGGTTTGCTTGCAGCGGGAGTGGATGAACAGGCGGCGGTTGCCGTTGGCATCGCAGACCATTGAGTTGATGGCGTTGCGCTTGTCGTCCTGCATGTAGGGGCGCTTGTTCTCCGATACCCAGAGGCCACGGCTGCGGAGGATGCCATGGTCGGTTTTGCCGCCTGCCGAGGTCTTGCGGGCATGGCCGGTGGGGTCGGGATAGACGCGGATGGTGCGGTCGGGGTAGCGGCGCAGCAGCTCTGAGGCGGCCTCGTCGGTGTGGGTTTCGCGGATGTGGATCTCGTCAAAGCAGTGCAGCTGATTGCCGACCTTCTGGCCAATGATCCAGTGCATGGGGGACACGTTGAAGTCAGCGCAGACGATCAGCTCTCCGCCTAGGTCTTCCAGGTCGTCGCGGATGTTCTCATCGTTGAAGTCAGGGACAACCCGGCCAACGAGGTTGACAAAACTGGCCTCGTATTCCTGAGAGAAGGTGCGCGGGTCAAGGGTGCGGCGTGCGGCGTCAACCTCCTCAGCACTGACCTGGCCACCTTCCAGGGTGTTGAAGGTGAAGGTGGAAGCGTCGGGGTCTTCGTCGGCAGCATCCCAGGCTTCTGCAAACCAGTTGAGACCGGCGGGTGTGGTGGTGAACCAAGCGGGGCCGCGCTGATCGGAGAGTGCAGGGCGAAGCACCATGGTCCAGGCGTCTTCGCGGACGTAGGCGGCCTCGTCGATCACGCAGCCTGAAAGGCTGACGCCCCTGAGCCGGTCTGGATCTTCGGCGCCCTTGAGGTAGATGGTGCTGCCGTTGGCCAGGTGGACTGAGAGTTCGGTTTCGTTCTTCCGGTCAAACACCTCAGGCGGGATCATTTGCTTGAGCTGCACCCAGGCGATTTGCTTGGCCATCCGATAGGTGGGGGCCACGTAGTAGAACATGCCGCCAGGGCGCTCTAGGCCCCAGTTGATGAGGCGGGCCAAGGAGAGGTAGGTCTTGCCGAAACGACGACCTGAGCAGAGATAGGTAAATCGTGTGGAGGCGTCGTAGACGGTGCGCTGCGGGCGGGTGAGGGACTCGTACAGCTCCTGTTGCAGCGCATCTAGACGGCCTGATTGATCCTGCGGAGCCAGAAAGCTGAGCAAGGGCGCAGGCTCACAGATGCCCGTGAGCAGGCTCATGCCGGCTTGTTGATGATGGTGCGCACCGTGCCATCGGCCTTGACCGCGATGACCTTGTGAACGCGAGGGATGCCGGGCTTGGCCTTGAGGATGCGGCCCACAGCAGTGGTGACAGGTTTAATCATTTGCGTTTGCGTGCCGTAGAACGGTTCTCTTTTACATACTGCCTAAACAGTTTAATTTGATCGCGGGGCTCCATAGTGCCAATTCGGCGCTTAACTTCTGCCGCAGTACGGCCAGGATTCCTAGAGGCGTACCCCTTTGCCAGCGCATCAACGTGGACTTCGCGCAGCTTCTTAGCCCTTGACTGTTCAGCTTTGAACTGGCGATTGCGAGCCTTATCAGCCGTGCGTGCTGTGGCCTTTTGCTGAGCCACATTGCGGCTGATCTCAGCATTGAGAGCCTTGCCCCGAGCTCCGGCCATTGGCCTGTTGACTGAGGCAGTGTCACCACGGGCTGCCGCCTTGGATTGACCGAGGGCCAGTCGTGTCTCTGAGAGCCGGCTTTGAATCTGCAGCTTCTCAAGGCGGTAGGCGGCAGCACTAGGCCCAGCCTCTTTGATTTGAGCATTAACAGCCTTGAGCTGTTTGTTGAGTGAATCCTTCTGCTTGGAAAGAACTGCCGAGCGGCCTTTGGCCATCTCCATCTTGTTGGCGGCAAGTGAACCCTTTGGCGGAGGCGATGGCTTTGCGGCGACTTGTGGCCTCAGGCCTTTGGGCTTGGCAACTGTGCCGCCAGATTTGCCGCCACTGATGCGAGCCGTCACCGTGGCCCGCTTGTTACCTGCTGCTGTGGCCAAGCGGCCGCCACGAGCGGTAGCACCCACAGAAGCAAACCGGCCACGGTTGTCCCTTGCGTAGCGGCGTGCCATGAACCCAAGCCTTTAGGCCTAGGTTTCCGGCTAGCTCATCTCAAACCGGAGGAGCTTGGCCTGGTCTTCCAGGGCCTTGAGTGCGATGCCGAGCTGGTTCGATTCCGAGGCACGGCGCTCGTAGTCGTAGAGCCGAGCAATGGCAGCAGCGAGCCACTGGGGGCGCTCCAGTTCAGCGTCTAGCTGCAGGAGTTGACGTGCTCTGGCGATGTAGTCGTCTGTTTGGCGCGGGGAGACTTGCCAGACATTTGCAGCGTGCTGAACAATCTGGTGTCTGCTGTGTGCGCGAAGTAACAGGTCATAGACGGTATTGACCCGTTCATCAATTTCTACGTTGGTGCCCTTCTTTGCCATGGCCGGAGTTTAACCGGGGGAGGGCATGAAGAGGATGCCGTCTGCGGCGAGGATGTTGAGGCGTAGCTCAGCATCAGCGAAGGAGTCTGCCCAGATGGTGGCGAGGTGTGGGGTGTCGTTGGGTTGGAGGTAGTAGAGGAAGAGGTGGTGGCCTTCAGTGGTGGGGAGTGGTGCAGTGGGGACGAAGTGACCGGTGAGGCGGAAGGTGCCGAGGATCTGGCGGGCGATGTATTCAGCTTCTGCGAAGGTGGAGTCGTCTTCGATGACGAGCCCAAAGGGATCGCCGGTGGCGGGGTGTTCAGCGACGACGGACCAGGGTTCAGCCATGGTGAGGCTGCTGTTAGGGCTAGGTTTCCAGGGGGATGATGGTGATGAGGGCACCGGGGCGCTCGTCTGGGGTGGTGTAGCGCTTGTGGGCGGAGAGCTGAACCACCTGAGAATCGTCGTGAAGAAGAGTGCCAGTGAGGGCATCAAGGACGGCACGGCTGAGTTTGTCGATGTCCCCTTTCTGCTTGGAGGTTAGGTGTGAAGGGGCTTTGCTGGTGAGGCCGGATTTGTTGAAGTGAGAGCGTGGGCGGAGGAAGCGGAAGGTGATGGATACGGAGACGGGGTAGGTGGTGAGGGGGAAGCCTGAGGAGAGAGCAGCGTCAGAGATGAGGATCCGCCAGGGCTTGAGGCGCTTGTTGGTTTCGAGCATGATGCCGTTGCCTACCGACCGCTTCGAGCCCTGGGTTGCAGGTTCCATCCCTTGGACTGTGAAGGTGATGGCGTCAGGCGCGGGCAGGGTCTCCGGCTTCATCGGATAATGCCGTTTAAGCGGTCCGCTACCAGCTGGGCGTAGCCGGCGATGTCATGCCATGAGTCGGCATGGTCGGCATCGCCATTGATGATTCTGGCGATTTTGTGGCAGATCATGTCCAGAGCTTCCTGCTGATCATCAGCAAGGGTTGGCTTGTGGGGAGCACAGATGAGCTGATGACTGCGGATGACGCGCTTGAGGTCTTGGGTGAGTTTGGCGTGTGTGGAGAAGATGCCATAGCGAGTGCCACGTTCTTCCAGCGTTGCGGTGATGTCAGTGGTCATGGCTTGGGCTGGCGCACTTCCCAGAAGCTGGTGGTGGTTAGCGTGGCCTCGCCCAGGGCGACCGATAGTCGTTCTGCCGCCTTGATGGCCTCGCGCTGTTCGGTGATGTGCTCGGGGTAGGCGTAGGACTTGCGGATGCGGCGGGTGATTTTAAAGTCGTTCCAAACGATCTGCTCGTCTGCCTGACCCGTTTCCACCAGTTGATCCAGTTCGTCAAGGAGGATTTGGCGTCGGGCTTGGATGGCCTTTTCACTGGCAGCGAGGTGGGTGAGTTCGTCGAGCGTGGCCTCAAGAGAGGGCGAGGTGGACGAGGAAAGCGATGAGGGTGCAGGAATAGAGGAAGAGGAGGAAGTCAGCACGGCGTTGTTGGCGGCGGAGTTGTTGCTGCTTGGCGGCGTGGACGCGTTGCGGTCGGGGGTGATTACGGGTGCGGGAGAAGGCGGGGAGAGATGGGGAGGTGATGGTCATGGCTTGGGAGTGCAGGAGACGATCAGGGCGGTGGGGAATTGCTGCTGGAAGGCGGTGGTGGCCTGGTCGGTGGTCATGCCGGAGGGGGTGATCCACTCAGTGCGCTGCTCGGCGTGACAGGGGTATGCAGGGCCGATGGGCACGTAGGTGATGAAGTAGGTCACGCGGGCCTCCAGCCGTGCTGCCAGGCGCGGGTGATCAGGTACTGGCGGTTGTGGGAGCCGTAGGAGATGCGGTGGTCTTCGAGGAAGTCGAGGGCCTCCTCCTCGTGCAGGTCAGAGGTGATGGCGTCGCCGAGGATGGCCTCGAGGGTATTGGGTGCGTACATGTACCTGTCAGGAGCAAAGGGAAGGGTTGCGCTCGGCGGCGGAGAGACTGGGGTGATCAAGCCAGTCCTCGTTGTCGTCTTCGAGCAGGTCTTCGGGGATGTCGTCGTAGTCGGGGTCGAGCAGGGGCATGGGGAACTCCGCTGTCCCCTAAGCATAGGGTACGTACACGTATCTGCCAACAGGGGGTCAGAAGGGGCGGTGCAGCAGCTTGTACAGATCAAACGTGTCTGCCCAGGCGTCCAGGCAGTCTTGGGCCTCAAAGCCCTCGGGGCGCATCTCACCGGGGTAGGACCAGAGCACCAGATTGCGGGTCATGGTCAGGATGTAGCGGTCGATCAGGGCCCTGGTGCCAGCACCCAGCTGAGGGCGCACGTCCTGCTTGCTGCTGCTGGTGCTGCTCTTGGTCTTGAGATCAATGACCCCGTGGCCGCCTTTGTGCCAGCGCACCACCACGTCGAGGGTGCCGGCCCAGTTCTGGCGCATGTCGTAGACGCGGTGCTCTGAGCCGATCACGTCGCAGTGCTGCCAGATCTCGTGATCAATCAGGGGGTAGACCCAATCGCCATAGGCGCCAACCTCATCTGCTGATGGCCGGACCTGAGTTTTGAGCCAGGCTTCCAGGCAGGCGTGAACGGTGTTGCCGCGTGGCTCCCAGATAGGGCGGTACCGCTCGATGTTCTCCCGGTCAGCGTCGCTGAGGGTGACGGCGCCAATGATCCCGGTGATGGAGATCGGGAACAGGTGGCCGGTATCGGTGCGGGTGTAGGCCCAGGTGTTGGGGTCGTGGGCGAGGGGGAGGGGCTTGAGCCAGTCCATAGAAGGGAGTGATGGGGATTGTTCGTGCCTGCGATGCCATGCCTTGAATCGCCTAATCGGTCCTCGCCCTACCTGCGTTGCAGTGCCGCGCCTAGCCGGGTCCTTCCCGGCCCATCGGGGCCTTGCCGCGCCTGCCATGTCGAGCCCTGCCAGACCTGGCCAGTCCTTGTCACTCCGTGCCTGCGGTGCTGCGCCATGTCGTACCTAGCCGCGCCAGGCCATGCCTCACCTTGCCTGCGTTGCCATGCCGTGCCCTGCCGTGCCATGCCTCCCATTCCGAGCCATACCTGCGACGCAAAGCCAAACCTTGTCCAGCCTTGCGATGCCTCAACGTGCCTGCGTTGCGATGCCGGGCCCGACCATGCCTAGCCTTGCCAAGCCTCGCCACGCCTGCGATTCCATCCCATGCCAGGCCCATCGGGGCCTAGCCGTACCTCGCCATGCTTCGCCTCGCCTGCGATTCCATGCCACGCCACGCCTTTCCGAGCCAGACCGAGCCCGACCCCGCCTCGCCGTGCCTGCGTTGCCCTGCCGCGCCAAGCCACACCCAGCCAGGCCTTACCCTGCCATACCTGCGATTCCATGCCATGCCTGAGGGGAATCACGCAGCCTTAGCCAACTCTTTGCCTGCCTGGCTCAAAGCCTGATCAGCTTTGGCCACAGCACTGCGGCGAACGCTCTGGTGGATCTGCACCGAGTCGGCAACCCGTTTCAGCTCTGACAGCGCACGCTGCGCTTCGCCGAGGCGGGCTGCCGCCGACTTGAACACCAGCTCGTATTCGTCCAGGTTTTGAACGGCCACCTCGGTGCGCTGGTAGTAGCCCTGTTCAGTGCTGACTGGGTTGGCGCAATGCACAAAGGCCCGGTATTCCTCTTGCTGGCTGGTGACGACCTTCAGGCTGCGAACGACACGGCGCAATTCGTCCTTGCGCCAGTTTTCAGCAGCGGCGAAGTCGTCCCAAGTGCAGCAGGGGTGCAATGGCGCATCCTCGGGCCGCGCCTCCTCCAGCATCACGTCAACCGTGATGCCACCATCGCGCTCGCGAATGCGCTCCAGTTCTTCGCCGATGACTTGCGGATCGGCACTGGGGCGGTAGGTGGGAGTCCAGGAAAAAGTGGTGTGCATGATCAGAGAACGCGGAACAGACCGTTGCCGACACCAGCGGATGCCTTGCTGTCGGGACGGCCTTCACCGATTCCGACTTGCATACCCACCCGCGCAATCAGGTTGACCACATCGGTTTCGGTGAGGATGCCGGCGTCAAACTTGATGCGCAGGTCTGCAGCCCAGGGGAAGTAGGTAGGGCGCGGGCGCAGGTCAATCACGCCGGTAGAATTGCGGCAGGGACTGACCACCATTTGCGGTTCGCCTTTGGTGATCCGCACCAAGGGGGTCATGTCATCGGCATCAAAGCCGTCTGGTTCCACAAAGATGGCCAGCTTGGCCTTGGTCATGACAAAGCCAGCGGCACGGCAAGCGCTGATAGCGGCATTACGGAAGGAAGCCGCATGAATGCCATCCCAACCCTCGGTGCTGATGTGACGCGCACCGTTGTAGAGATCCTCAAAGTCTTTGGCGACACGGTTTTTCCGTGACTTAGCGGTGGAGCCAGCCATCTGCGTGGCCATCATGATCTCTTTGGCCTTGGCTGAAAACTTGTTAATCACTAGGGGCGAGGTGCCCTCGATCTGCAGCTGAACGATGCGAATGTCCGGCGGTGTGATGACAACCGGGGCAGAAGCGACAGGAGCCATGGGAAACTGAGACCAGCCATCAGCTGGACGTGAAGGGTCAGTTGGCGGCGAGGGTTCGCGGTGCGGGAACACCGGTCTGAACCCGCCTACATGCGGAGAGCACCAGAGATCCGTAGGGGCTCAGTGCTGCACGCATGGTAACTGGTACGTAGACGTACCGTCAAGCGGCAGTGGAATCGGCGCCGCTGCCGAGGATGTTCCCCAGGCTCTGCAGTCGTCCACTACCCCGCTGCGTGCCGGCGGCCACCTTCTGCAGGGAGGCTTTCACCTCAGCGATAAACCAGGGCGTTTCGCCGGCCTGGCGGGCTTCGCTCATCAGCTGCTCCGTCTCCGTCCAGCGGGTGCGCCGCTGCTGGTGCAGCTCACGGGTCACGTCCTTGGACAGGGAGGCGCCCACCGCTTGCGTGCCACTGCTGGTCTGCACTTGCCGCACGTCGCCGCTGTCTTCGCGAAACCCACCACGGGTGACTTGACCATCGGGCCCCCTAGAGCCGTAGGCCGCCGTACACCAGCAGACCAGCGCAAGGTCGTGGCCGCCAGAAGGCCGGCCATCGGGGAGCGTGTCGTAATCCGCCAGGTAGTGACGCAGCAGGCCATCCGGGTTCACCAGCAGCCCCGTGTCATGGCAGGCGTAGCACTCAAAGCGGGGACGGTGAAAAGCCGTATCACGGTGAGAGGCGAGGCGCTTGTGGGTGCTCATCAGAAGTCGGGGTGGTTGGGATCGCGGATCTCAGTGATGACAGGAATGGCGCAGACGGGTTCCTTCTCCACGAACTGCTGCCAGTAGCCCTTGGCCAGCCAGCGGTGGCACGCAGGGAACGGAGCTGCCCAGCCCGTCTCTTTGACCACGCGGGTCTGCTCCATCAGGGCGGCGGTCAACGCCCGCTGCAGTTGCTCGGGTGTGATCTCTTTGGTGGCCTGCTTCCACTCGGCCAAGGCGGCGGGCTTGGTTTGGCCATTGGCCCGGTGCTGGATGGCCAAGTACTGCTTCCAGAACGCCTCAAACGCAGGCAACGACTCGGGTGTGGCCTTGCGTGCCCTCTTGGCCTTGGGCTCTGGGGCCTCGGTTGCCGGCAGCTCTGAAGCAGCGTCAGACTGCGTTTCAGGCTCGCTTACAACAATACTCTTTATTAGAGAAGTAGATATAGAAGAAGAATAAGAAGAAGAGGGAGCGCCTGGCGACGCTCCCAGCGTACCACGTTGTAAAAGCTGTTCTTCGATCAAATAGGCGCAGAACTTAGACAGGGACAGGGATTTGGGCTTTGAGGCGATGAGCTGCTGGACCAGTTCGTCGCTGGTTCGGATGTCGAGTCTGGCCATGGGGGTTCCGTCATTTGGCGGGACTGTGCCGGCGGTTCGCCTCCATATGGCGGCAGTGTGCCTCCGTTTGGCGGCAGAGCGCCGGCAGTCCGCCGGCAAAAGGTACCGGTACGCAGCCGAACCCGCAAGGGGTCAGTGAAAGGGTCGCCGCACTGGTTGCTGCTGTTGCTGGTCCTGCAGCGAGTTCAGGCCGCACTCCAGCAAATAGGCCGCCAGGTTGCTGGCCGAACGCCCTTGAAGGTCGGAGACGTTGAGCAGCTCGCGATAGGCCGAGTCGGCGAGAGTGACGCTGATGCGGCGGGGTCGGCGGCTGACGAGAGCAAGATCTGGGCTTTGCATGAGTCCATCGAGTCCGAACCCAATACCTACACGATTACGTAACCGCGAGTGGAACATCGCTGCATATCTGCTGCAGCGGTGATGGCCCTGCTGGGGCCGGTGCGGGCTGGCCGAGAGGATGACCCAGGCAGCTCAGGGCGTCCTCTTCAGCTGCTGCACCTTGCCTCATCCAGTTGCAGCGCTCAGCAATTCCCTCGTCCGGCTTCCGTTGCAGCGCAGGACTTCTGCCCCGTGTTCATATCGCATCCCTTTCTGGTGAAGGGGATGGGATACGCTCACGCCCTATGGCAGAGACGGGCGGCATCATTCGGGTGTCCACCAAGGCCCAGGCCTTGGACAGCGACAGCCCCGCCAATCAGCGCCAAGTGCTGGCCAGCCAGGGCGCCACGCGTTTCTACGAAGACGTGGGCAGTGGCTACAGCCTGCAGCGCCGGCGCAGTTCCGAGGGCTGGCGCCAGCTGCTTGACGACATCCAATCCGGTCGGATCGGCCGCCTGCTGGCCACGGATCTCTCCCGTGCCGCTCGCCGGGATGCGCTGCTCAGCGAGCTGATCGAGCTGTGCGATGCCCATGGCGTAGAGTTCCTCGCCGGTGGCATGGCCATGAGCCACGGCACTGCCCACCAGTGGTACAGCGCCAAGCAGATCGGTCTGGTGGCAGAGCTGTACAGCCGTGACCTAAGCGACCGCATTCGTAGAGGCCGCCAGGCGGCCCTGGACAGGGGCGTACCGGCCTTTACCTCCCACCACCTGCCGTGGCACCTGATGCGGGAGCCAGGCACCCGTCATGGCGTGATCCCACACCCGGAGCGGTGGAACGACGCCCGCCATGTCGTGACCGAGTACATCCATGGCCGCAGCAGCCTCAGCCAGCTCAGCCGCTGGGTGCATGAGCGGCATGGCCTGATGACCCACCACAGCGCGTTGCAGAAGTGGCTGCGCAGTCCGGTTCTGGAGGGCCATTACGCAACGCGGACAGGGCAGATCGTGCTGGCGAGTTGCCTACCGGCCCTGCTGACAGCGGAAGAGGCCACGCTGGTGCGTCGGCGCCTAGAGGCGAACCGCAAGCGGAGCGGCAGCACGACATCGCACACCGTCTACGCCTTGACGGGGCTGTGCAGGTGTTTGCACTGCGGCAATGCCATGAGTCACACGACCAGCCGGCACCGGCCCATTGACAAGGTTCGCCGGTATCTGCGCTGCACCGTGGATCGTGGCTGCCGTGGCTACAACCGAAAGATCCGGGCGGCCGAGCTGGAAGAGGCGGTCCTGTTCCGCCTGGACCAAGAGCTGCTGGCCCAGCGCTCCGCCAGCACCACCAGTGTCAAGGCCGTCTCACCAGAGGTGGCCAAGCTCCGCCAACGGGTTGGGGCCATGGAGGCGCTGCTGGCTGATCTGGACAGCCCCGGCATCCGGGCCGATCTGGCCCAGGCCAAGGCCCGGCTGGAGCAGTTGGAACAGGACCAGGGCCCCAGCGCCCAGCTGGTGGATCAGGCCAAGGCCCAGATGATGCGCGGCATCAACGCCTGGATGGCCCGGCCCGATAGCGAGCGCAACGCCGACTTGCTGGTGCTGGTGGAACGGGCCACCGTGGACACGACCTGCAGCGTGCAGGGGAGCATCTGGCAAGCGGCCTTGGTGCGCGAGGTGCTGCTGCGCTAGCGAGGGCTACTGCCTATGCAGCTCGTGCATAAAGTCAGTTGAAGCATTGACGCGGCAAGGGTTCCACGTGTGCATTTTTGGGCTTACGGTTGCGGATACGTATTCGATCCGATGGACGTCCCTCCCTACCGCGACGAGGAACTAGCGTCCGCTCGGCTGCGCTTTGGCCGCATGATCCGGGCTTGGATGCGCTCAGGCGGCTGGACGACCAAAACGCCGATGCAGTGGGCCCAAGCGGCAGGGGTGCCCCAGATTTCCAACAACACCATGTCGTTCATCTGGAACGGCACCCAGCCCAAGACCAGCCCAGGGTTTTTTGCCAACCTCGGGTATCTGAACTGGCGCCTCAGCCAGAAGGACTACGGCGCCATCACCAGCCGAGACCTGCGGGAGCGCATCACGGCCTTAGAGCCGCTGCAGGATGCCAAGACCGGCATCTGGCAGGCCGCTGACTTCTTTGCCTGCTACATCGGCCAGAAAGACCCTCCACCTGAGTTCGACTCAGGGCCGCCGGGAAAGACCAAGCTGCTGAGCCCTGAGGTTGCACAGCGGATCAGCAGCGAAAAACGCAACGCCTTTGAGCAGCACGCCAAAGCCAGAGGCCTGAGCAAGGCCGAGGCTTGGACCGAGCTGAAAGATCACTGCACCCATCTCACCGCCGAGCAGCTGGACGTGCTGCAACAGGTGCTGGCCGGGTGGCACAACTGGACCCCTGAAGAGCTGGAAAGCCTGAAGATGGACGACGGCCACAACGCCGCCATGCTCGGCCTGCAGGCCTGGTGCGGCCAAGAGCTGTGTGCTGAGTTTCGGGAGCTGATCAGCAGCACTTGACACCTCTCGGTACGTACACGTATCCTGCTCGAGTCCATCGGGGCGGTGCCCCATGCAAAATCTCGCCTCCGCCTTGGCCGGCTTTCATGCCGACGTAGGCCGTCTCCTCAAGCAAAGCACTGCCCAATACGGAAAGTACGCCGACCTGGCCACGGTGCTGGCCACCGTCAGCGAGCCCCTGGGTAAGCACGGTCTGGTGGTCACGCAGACGTTCAGCCCGTTTGAGAACGGCACCACCCTGCTGCGCACCACGTTGCTGCACACCAGTGGCGAACAGGTCTGCTCGGATCTGCCCATGCCCGCCGTTGAGGGGGCCAGGAACGTCCTGCACGCCTTTGGCGCTGCCACCACCTACCTGCGCCGGTACGCGTTGCTGGCCATCTTGAACCTGGCTGCCGAAGACGACGACGGCGACAGCTTCGGCGCCGATCAGCGCCAGACCCAGCGCTCTGCACCTAGAACGGGTACCGATACGAAGCCAAGCCCAGCCAAGCGTGAACCGCTGCCTGTTTCCCCTGCCGACCAACTCCTGGCGCCAGCGGAGAAAAAGCGGCTGATGGACAGCGTGAAAGCCCTCGGCACCGAGCGGATCAAGGCCCTGCAGCCCGCGTTCCGTACTCACTTCAAGCTGGCCCCGGATGTAGCCATCAGCGACTACTTCAACACCCGTTCCCATGCTGACTTCATCAACGAGTGGATCGCCGGAGCCGTCTCCGCTGTCCCTGCATGACCACATCACACTCGCCCGTGAGCACGTCAGCAGGGCCATCCGCTGCGTTGACATCGACCAAGCCTTCCGTGCGGCGACGTTCGAGAGTCGCATCACGCAATACGGGAACACAGCCTGCCGACTTGATCGACTTCGGCGGATCCTTGACGATCTCCAGAAGGTCTCTTGATCGGATTGAACGCCATCGCTGGCTGATTCAACAGGTAGACACAGGCCTGTTCTTTGGAGCCGTCCGTGATCTGGCCGTGGTGTGGGTGCAGCATCCTCTAGAGGCCCTGCAACATGCGCAGATGGAGGTGGCCTGCATCAACCTCTATCGACTCCGCGAGCACTACAAGGTGCCCGAACTCATCAGACTTGAGCCTGTGATGTTTTACAGCTATCAGTCTGCGCCCATGCAATGGTTCACCGACTATGACTGAGAAACCACGGCGTCACCCTCGCGGTACGGAGCCAGCGGAAGCCTTCACCACACGTCTCAACGTGGAGGAAGAGGTGCCGCTGCTAAAAGCTCACGCCAAGCTCTTCAACATCACCACCAGTGCCGCCCTGCGTGACTTAGCCAGACGCGGCATGAAACTCCCTTCTCACTTTGAAAGCTGACTAATGGCCTTTTCTGATTTCCAGCCGGCGCTGCCCAAGCCCGTCAA